TGTTGCCAGGGAGGTTGTCGAAGATCGCCTCGACCAGACGCTCATGCAGACGGTCTGGGAGGCCCGCTATGACTCGTTCCCTATGTGGGAGCTTGTTCTGCCTCGGCCGCCAGCCGCTGCGGCGAATGTGACGATTATTTACCGCGACGAGGGCGGCGTTAACCAGACGATTACCAGCGATGCCGGCGACTTCCAGGCTGATCACCGAACCGTACCTGCACGGGTCTACCCCAACTACGCCGCCACCTGGCCGGCGGTTCGTGGCGACGAGAACAGCGTGACCGTTCGCTGGACTGCCGGTCACGCCAGTGCCTCTGATGTGCCAGCTGTTGCCCGTCATGCCATCCTGCTGCTCGTGGGCCACTGGTACGCCACCCGAGAGCCAGTAACGGTCGGCATGACCTCACAGAACGCCCCTGTGCCCCTCACATTTGAGACCCTTATGGCCCATGCCAGTCATGGGATTTACCGATGAGCGTACAAGCCCGAGTCGACGTTGACGTTGTTTTCCACGACTCTGACGGATCGACGTTCACAGTCGGCTCTGTAGAGGATCACCAGTTCGCCGAACCATCGGGCTGCGAGACCATCACGGCCGTCGTCGGGACTGAGGCGACTTCAATTGTGTCGTCGGTCGGCACGCTATCGACCCTCGCGATCAAGAACACAGGCACAGGCGTCCTGCGGATTGCCGGTGCAATCGACATTGCGGCGGGCCGCGTTGCCGTTCTGCCAGTCACCTCCACGGTGACGGTTGAGTCACCGTCTGGGTCTGGTCAATACGCTGCGATCTGGGTGGGCTAATGGCAGTTCTCGCCGGGAAACTCAATGAGCGGGTAACGATTCAGGTGCCGCGAGAGACGCGGAATACCCTGGGCGAGAGTTATCTGTCGTGGGATGACTTGGCAACTGTCTGGGCTAGGGTCGAGGGGATGAATTCCCGCGAGGTCTTGCAGGCGATGCAGGCTAATGCCGTCGTCAGCCACAAGATCCACATCCGGTTCCGCGAAGGCATCGATCATGAGGCACGGGTGATCTGGCGTGGGCGTCACATGGAAATCGCCAGTGTCGTCGAGCGGCAGAATCGCACGATGATGGAACTTCTGGTCAGGGAGGTGACGTGATGGCTGCCATAAACCCAGGACGCGGGTTCCCGAACACAACAGGCGGCATCACTAACAAGCAGGCCGCCGCCGGCTTCGTGAACGTCGACACTCGCGGAGTGCAAGAGTTGTCGGAGAAGCTTGTTCAGGCAGCGGAAGCCTTTGATCCTTCCGGCACCCTCGGCTCAAAGGCTTTGAGAAGGGCGATCAGGCTGCCCCTGAAGCTCATCAAGGAGCAGTACGTCAGCAACATCCGCCCCGACGTAACAGGGAATCTGCGAAAGTCGGTCAAGACTAAGTACGTTGATTACCCCAACACGAAGTCAGTTATTGGCGTTGTTGGGCCTAGGAGCACAGGGACAGGCAGTGCCAGCGAGCGGGACGGTTCGGGGAACCATGCTTGGCTCGTGGAATTTGGAACTCCACCACGAAAGCCAGGGACGAACAACCGCCGCACCTATGTCAACGTCCATCGCATGATCAATGGCAAGATGAAACGCCATGCGACATCGATGAATGATGACCAGTTCAGGAACGCCAGTCGCGGATACTACTTCCTGATGGGTTCGATCAATGAGCCGACCCGTCAGGCAAGGCGTGGGTCTGGATACCCTCATGACTTCATGTCTGACGGCTCTGGCGGCAGCCGACCAATGACGCTCCATCCCGGCGAAACTTACGGTGGAATGCCAGCGAAGCATCCTATGCAGAAAGCGATATCGGCACAGGGGGGCAACGCCAGGAGAGCCCTCGAGTCGTCTATCGTCGCCCAACTAAAGAAATTCACCAACTGATGTACCTTTCACCAGAAAAGCACGTCTACCTGAAGCTGGTCACTTCCCCGACAGTGGCCCGTTTAATAGGGTTTCAGGTCTATCCGATCGCCGTACCCAACACAAATGCAGAAATGCCGTTTCTGGTGTACCGCAGGGCCAGCATTGTAAGAGACCACGGCCTCCCCGGCCCAATGTTTACACCCGTTGTAAACCTACAGATCGCCGCCTGGGCACGGTCATACGGAGCCGTCAGGGAACTCGCCGAAGAGGTGCGATTGGTACTAGATGGTCACATCGGGACACTCGCAGGTGTTACAATACAAGATATGCGACTGACATCTGAGGTCGACGATTTTCTCGACCCCACTGTGTCTGGATCGCAACTTCCCCCTGCCTACGAAGTAAGACAGCTTTACCAGATCCGGTGGCAAGAGGCCGCCGAGTAATCAAAAAGGAGTTTGAATATGGCCGGTTCATCCGCCCAAGGAACCACGTTCAGTTTCGGTGGCACTAACTACTCGATCACATCTTTCACTGTCAGTGAAACCCAAGACTTGATCGATGGCAGCCACCTTGGCATTGCGGCTGGCGGCAGCCGTGAGTACGTCGGCGGTTTCGCGACCGACACCGAGGTCTCGATCGACTACATCGGCTCAACCATCATTTCCGCAGGAACGAATGGGGGTCTGGCGTTCAGTGGGACTTTCTCAGATTCCTACACTGGTGCGACAGTAGCTTCTTCGTCGGTCACTGGTTCCGTTGGTTCGCTGATTTCTGGCACCGCGACATTCCGTGTTGCTTAGTGGTGAAGCATGGCAGGCTTGACGGCTCAAGGGACCGCAGCGTCCTTCAACGGAATCCCGTTCACCGTTACGGGGTTTTCGTTTGAGCCGCCGGCCGCCGTACTCACCAACATGACTTCTAAATTAGCTTCCGTCGACGCAACTGTGATGGCACCTACTGGGGAAAGGACTCCAGGCACGATAACTGTTGATTTCCTAGCAGATAGCTCATTTAGCGACCCACAGGCTCTCACCGGAACGCGGGCAACCCTTTCGATATCCGGCCCCTACGGCCTATCCAGAAACGTCGTTTGCACAGGCGGGACGGTTCAGGCATCGGTCGGCGACCTGATCAGGGGGACATTACAGTTCACGATAACCGACTGGTACGGTTAACAGAAGGAAATTTACACTGCCAGGACGGCGAGTGCTACATACGGAACGAACAGACATGGCACTTAGCAAGTCAAAGATTCTGGCAGCAAATGACAATAAGTTAGACACAGTCGAAGTCCCCGAGTGGGGCGGCGAAGTGTGCGTCAAGGTGCTTTCTGGCACCGACCGCGATGCCTTCGAGGAGGCATACAGCGAGCAGAAGATGAAGAACTTCCGCTCGCGGTTTCTTGTCCTCACCCTCTGTGACGAAAAGGGCGAACGCCTGTTCACAGAGAAGGAAGTCGATGAGTTGGGCAAGAAGTCAGCGGTAGTTTTGGCCCGCCTTTTCGACAAGGCGTGGGCTCTTAACGCATTTAGGAATGAGGATGTGGAGCAGTTGGGAAACGACTCTTCCGGCGACCTGAGCGACAGTTCTATTTCAAGTTAGCCCTAGCTCTTGGAATGACCGTCAAGCGGTTGCTGGAAGAATGTGACAGTAGAGAAATAAGCGAGTGGTACGCCTACGATCAGCGGTGGCCCATCAGCGACGGCTGGATGCAAACAGCCCGTCTCTGCCGGGTGGTCATGGCTGCGAGTGGGAACTACAAGCGGGTGCCAGAGGAAGAGGCATTCATGCCTGTGGTCGTGAAACGGCCTCAGGATAAATCGGCGATGGAATCAGAGATGGAGCGATTCGCCGAGATGATGGCTTCAAGGAAGAAAGCGAACGATGGCTAGTTACCTTGGCAAAATCTCGGCAATCGTTTCGGCGAACACGGCGGGGTACGTCCGCAGCCTGAATGACGCTGCCGCACAGACACGGTCTTTCGCCCAGATCGTCCAGAGGGACATTGCGAGGGCGTCTAAAGAGGCTGACAAGTCATTCAACGCCATCCTGACGCCGCTCCAGCGTCTCCAGCGGTCCCTTGAGGCAGCCACAAGCCAGCGTAACGTGCTGGCGTTCAAGGGCATTGAGGGGACAATCCAGAACGTCGAGCAGCTCAGGCAGAAGATCAACGAGATCAAAGACCTACGGCTGGCGGTAGACGCGACCGGGCTGGGCTCAATCGACCGACTAAGGGACAACCTCAAGTCGCTCAGTAACGAGGACATCCAGGCTGCCGTCAGGGTCACTGGTTCCGAGGACGTAGACCAGTTGCAGCGTAGGCTCAACCGGATCGACGACAGGACGATCAACCTGCTCATCAAGGCGGCTGGGGCCAGCAGCCTTGATGATCTGTCTGAGCGGATTAGGGATCTGTCTCAGACCGAATTGCGGGCGACAGTTCAGATTATCAATGAGAACGCAATCGCCAATGCTCGTCGGCAGTTTGAGCAGTTGGCCTCATCCTCACGCGAGATATCCGGCCCTCTTTCCTCGGCAACGGCCCAACTCGACAAACTAGCCCTCGGCGTTCAGGCGTCACTGCTGCCAGGGTTTTCTCAGGTTCAGCAGGCCGCTCTGAACCTTGAGAATGACATCCGCTCAGGGGCAGACGTGAGCGAGGAGCGTTACGAGAGGGTTCGGTCGGCAGTCGAAAGGGCGGCATCATCAATTCAGGCCGTTGGTGGCGTTGATTTCGGCGATCCCGCCACACTCAAGCGTTTCGTGGATCAGGTCTCTGGGTCGATTAATCCACTACAGGCTGCGGCAGAAGCAGCCAAGCGGTTTGCAGCAGAGGCGAGAGCCCTCCCCCTCAGAGATCAGATTGCGTTCACAATCACGGGCGAGGTGCAGAACTTCGATCAGGCCCGGTCGCAGCTTTCGTCGCTCATCTCTCAGGTTGGCGAACTTGAGGCATCCCAGCGACTCGCGTTCGACTTCGATCTCGGCACGCTTACTAGGATTGTCAGCGATCAAGACCTTGATGATCTGCCCACCATTCAGGCTCTGATCAGCAGGATCAATGATTCTCTGGGAGAACGGCGTGAATTGAACATTCAGGCCGACCAGGCGCAGCAGCAGATCGAGCGAGTCGCCCAGACGGTTGCGAAACTGCGTCAAGATGCCGCATTTGTCATCACTGGCAAGGCACAGAATATCGACCAGATCCAGTCTGAGCTTAATCGCATTCTGGGCACGGTATCGGAACTCAGCGACAGCCAGCGGTCTGCATTGGGCTTTAGGGTCCAAGCCGTCATCGACGCTATCGGTACTGAGGACATTGATCAAGCCAGGGCTGCTCTCGAGCGACTGAAGACTGATGCATCAACGGGAGTTCAAGTCAATCTCGACGCCGAGCAGGCGAAGCAGCAGGCGGCTGAACTTGCCTCTAGGCTAAACGGGATCAGGGACACCGTTGAGTTTACA